TCGCTCTAGATTGAGATCATTCATGGGCATCGTGATCCGCTGGAGGCAGTCAAGAACGATCAATTTGCACCCCTGCTTCAGCATATGATTGACCTTTGCAAGAGAGGCGTGTGGCTTATCGACCATCTCGTTGATGACGTAGAGGTATTCGTCCATGAGGGCCATGCACTTCTCGACGTAGCCGTCAGTCGGGTTTTCGTTGTTGGCTAGTTGGTTCGCCATCAGGTTCAGCAGGTATGGCGTGTCCATCTCATAGCTGATGTAACCCGCCTTGATCTTGTGCATGACGTAGTCTGCGACTAGATAGTTGGCCACCGTAGACTTGTAGGATCCTCTGGTGCCAAACAGGATCGTGACCTCGCGGGGGCGAAGCGCGAATCTTTCGCCATCCCTATCCCAAAAGGGGTAAAACGCATCCCTGTTGACGCCGTACTTTTTCCACTCAAGAACCTGCTCCGTGAACTCGCCTGCGGTGAAGACGTTCTGGAATCCCTCAAGCGATGAGTTGATGTCCAAGTCTTCGAGCTGCATGAACTCGCTGTCGGCTGGCCTCCTAGACATAGAGATCTCCGTCATCACTTGTTATCTGAGGAAGCTCATCTCCCCATCGCTTAGCGTTAAGCCAGCTCGCGGGGAACGGCATAAAGCCATCCTTCTTTTGTTTCTCTCGCCACGCCCTCCACTGCGAAGAGCGAACGCAAGCCAAGACCAGATCTTGTTCCTCCAGACTCAGCTTCTTCCAAGCTTTCTCAGCGTCCGATCTGGACTTTTTGTATCCATAGGCCTCATAGAAAGATTCAAATGGTCTGTGCTCACGTTGCTTTTTTTCTTTCTTATCTTTCTGTTCTATTCTTATAGGAGGGACTTTGTCCGGAGCTTGTCCGGAGCTTTTCTGGACACCATTGCCCTTGCGGATAAGCTTGAGCGTGTACTCGTCTGATCTGCTTGCCATTTTTAGGCAGGTGATCCGCCCATCCGCGTTCTCAAAAAGACCCTGATCGCACATGAACAGCATCATTTCCTCGACTCGGTCTCGATGAATATTCACCTCCGCCGCGATTAACTCGGCATCCTCCTCCAGCTCAAAGGTCAGGTTGTGCGGCTCGACTGTTCTGGCAATGCACTCAAGCAAGTACCAGTACAGCCCATACCCCTCCATGCCGTACTTGAGTCGGAGTCTTTTGAGCTTCGCGTCTATGCTTGCGTTTGAGTCGTGCTTGAACCACTTCACGCTTGGCGGCTCCAAGTGTTGTTCTTGTAGAACTCCAGCGCGTTGCACCCGAGTCGGCGAGACTCGCGCTTCACTGCTGCTTGGAACTTTTCCCAGTCCTGCTTGCTGAACTGGTTGCGCGGCTGGTCAAGGCCGATGCGGACGATGAACTCGTCGTCTTCCGGCACCCAGTTTTTGGGCCTGCGAAATCCTTCGCGGTGGGTATAGGGGTCGTCAGGGAACAGATCGTTCTCAGACATCCCCACGGACTCCATGATATCTTTCGGCGCACAGCCATGGCTTCGGCAAATCATGATGATTGCGCCAGTGCGGCCTATTTGGATATCTAGGGAGGGGCTTTTGTCATTGTGGGCAGGACATCTTGCGCGGTACTTGTCAGCGCCCGTACTTCTTGCGTACTCCAGTTTCGAGATGAACTGTTCCAGCTTTTCCTTTATCCCCATGCCAGCTCCCGTTAGAACAAATTAAAACCTGATGGCTGATATTAGAATGGGTGGCCGATCTTCGCAAGTGTCACCTTTTGCTGTTTTAAATTTATTTATTTCGACACTTAACGTGTAAACTTTAAGTTGACATCAACTTTTGTTGAGTATTAAATCCGCAAATGTCCGGACAGATATCTCACTAGCCGGACGCATCAAAGACAAGTGAGAAAAGGGGAAAAGGAATGCCAGTAGTCGCGATTAACGACGAGACTTCCGGAGTAAAACGGGAGCAGCGTTCAGAGAGGTTCAAAGCAGTATTGAGGAGGCATGGAATAGCTGAGCATGGCGCTCAGACTGCTATCGCTAAAGCTGTAGGGGTGTCAGACGCCACAGTCGCTGCTTGGATGCGTGGCTCTATGCCTAGAGATCCGGAAGTTTTGTTTAGATTCTGCGATGTCTATGACGTTGATCCCTACTGGTGGACAAGCGGTCAGTCTCGGCCTCGCGACTCTATCGACGCAGAAAAGTTAGTTCGTTCGTGTAAGGTCGTTCACGACTACTGCGAGGCAAACGGATTGAAGGTAAGCCAAGAGCAGATGGCATTGCTTTGCGCAAAAGTGTACGACGACCCTGCCGACGCTGAATCGTACTTGGAGCAAATGGCTCCGTTTTTCGCCTCCTAAGTCGATATGTCGTATCAAGCGACAGATTTCAGCAACATAAGTTGACACTACCATTTAGCTAGTGTTTACTCCTCTTTAACAAGGAGGGGTAGGCAATATGCCAGCTAATAAGAAAGAGATCTTCGAGACACTATCGGGGATCCCAGTCAAAGACTACGTCAAGCACTCAAGAGCAGAAGACGGGAAGATGCTTCCCTACCTGCCGTGGACTCACGCTCATCAGCTAATGATGGCGAAGTACCCAGAGTACGAGTGGAGCTTCTCCGAAAACCCTGACGGCCTTGAGGTGTTCTACTTCAAGGATGGCACTGCCGAGGTGCGAGTTGTGATGTCGATCGGTGACGTCACGATGATCGCGTCCAAGACCGTAACCAACGGCACCGGCTCGGCCTACCCCAACCCCAACGCAAACGATATTCACAACGCCAAGATGCGATGCCGCACCCGCGCCATGGCAGAGCTTGGCCTTGGCTGGGATCTCTGGATTAACCCAGATAACTATCCCTACACGGAACCCAAAAGCGTCGTCAAAGAGGCGCTAGAACAAGCCGAAGACAGCAAGGCCGAAGAGCCAGAGCAATCTACGGAAGACAGACTTTTCTCTCAGTTGTTAGCCATTGCTGACGAGACAAAGGCACGGGCCTATTTCAAAAAACTGGAAGGGGCGTGGAAGAGCCGCAAACTCGACATGGAGGATCTTGAGGCGCGGTGGAAAAAACTGAAAAAAGAAAAAGGATGGAAATGAAATGAGCTTTTTAAGGCACCTTATCCCGCTGGGGATTCACACCGTCAACGCTAAAGATTACTTGATAATGGGGGTGCTGTTCTATGGGTGCTGCTAGTCAAGGTTCCGCTGAATGGCTTGAACAACGGCGAGGTAAGATAAGCGGCACTGCCGTAGGCGTCCTCGAAAACTGTAACCCCTACCAAAAGCAAGAAGACTTGTTGCGTTCGATGGTGAGAGACCTTGCCGGAGCGCCCTCAGAATTTAAGATGAACCCCGCTGTGGAGCACGGCCATGCAATGGAGCCAGTCGCGAAGCAGTGGTATGAGAAAGCGTTCAACTTAATCGTTGATGAAACGGACTTTGTCGTACACCCAATGTATGAGTTCCTCGGGGCGTCTCCTGACGGCCTTGTCGGACTGGATGGGGCGATAGAGATCAAGTGTCCGTTCCCGCGCTTCACCAAAGCACCCTACTCTGTCTTCGACGAGAAGAAGAAGATGTACCTGCGCCAGTGCCAACTGGTTATGGAAGTGTGTCAGGTGGACTGGCTGGACTTCATCTGCTACCTCGCGCCTCACGCTGACGCGCATCCTGAGTACAACATTGAACGGCTGCACAGGGATGACCAGTGGCTTCATGAGGATCTCTCTGGGTCTCTCCTACCTGTTCCGAAAGCTGGGACTGTGCCGAGGATTGACCTGTATGCGGAGTGGCATGAGTACATCCTCGCGGAGCATGACAGCCCGACCCGTCGCAAGAAGCACACGGAGTCGGCGCAAGACATATATGAGGTGGTTGAGAATGACGCGCTGTCGATCCTGTCTGCCGCTCTTACAGAGCTATCCAAGCTGGAACTGGAAAACGCGGAAACTCTTATTCGCATGGAGAAGCTCAGACGCACTGTCGATGACATGAAGAAAGTCGTCGCTGATGAATACGGTAAGAACGTGACAGACGGTGTCGCCAAGGTTCAGGTGATATACCGCAAGCCCACGTTTGAATACCGCAAAGCATTTGAAGCCCTTGGGGGTGACGCCGCGCTACTGGCCGGTGGTCACGACATCGATGACTTCAGATCAACGTCGAACACACGACAAATTAAAGTGAAGATTGGAGAGTAAAAATGAGTCAAGTAGTTGTGGAAGGAACCACGAACTTCAGTCACCTGACCAAGTTCGAGGAATACAAAGGAGTCGCTGGAACACGGTACGCCTTGACCGTCACCCTTGATGACGACACCGCCGAGAAGCTGGAGTCGAATGGGGTCAAGGTTCGTGAGTACGACGGCAAGAAGCAGCGCAAGTTTACCTCGCAGTATGAGGTTCGCGTTGTGGATGGCACGGGTCAGCCCTTTGATGGAGAGGTGCCATACAACTCGA